GACTAAGGTTTAGCTACCCTGTTGATTAGATGTTCGTTCAATACTGCTCGGTTATTAGAAATTAAACCTCTTCTGGATATGCTTGTGTGTAGAGCCTTTCCATCTTCTCTACTTCAGCCCTATGCTGCGGATGATTATTAATATTGTAAGGGTGTTCCAAGTTACGCCTGACTTCACTGATCCGATCCATTGCCTCAGTTGGTGACAAGGTAAAGCGTGTGCTTGACTCAATGCCTGCTGACTGCTCTTCAGTAAGTGTTGCGCCTATACCAGCCATTAGTCGGATCATGCCAGGGTTGTTGGCAAGGCCACTATCAAGTAAGAACTGCTGTGTCTCTGCATCGGCATAAGCCATAACTGCATTTTTAGCCGCAGCTAACTTGGCATCGTAGGCATGGCCCCACTCTTTTTTCAGCAGATCATTAGCAGCTTGCATCTCAGCATCGCTGTCTTCATTATCCTGCTTAGATTGGCCTTGGGTATTCTCTTGCCATGCTTTGACTTGTGCAGTCGATAGCCCGTTGTCATGCGCCCATTCCAAGAAATCAGGGTCTGCACCTTCAACCTGGTAGCCATCCTTTGTGTCTGGACGACCAAGGCGCGCATACATTGCATTACGAGCCTCTTGTTCATCACTAGGTAGGTTTAATAGCGTAGGCACTTTACTGGTTAGCTTTGAATTAAAAGCTGTCCAATCGTCAGTAGACGCATCCTCACCAGGTATCCGTATTGAGCCGCCAGCGTATTGTTGTGCGTCTAAGTATGATTTAGCCAAGGTGTTTAGGTCAGGGATCTGCGACAAAGATTCATTGCCTCTGTATTCATCAGATAACCCAGAATGCCAGGACTCTGTTGCTGCTTCTTCACTCATTGTCTTTCTCCACTACGTTTTTAATTTCTAAATATATGCTTCGCTGCCCTTCTTTAAAGGCAGTTTCACAGGGGTCTTTGCTGAACGAGATCCGATCACCATAGGCCACCCTCATATTGGCAAGTATTCTCTCGCCTGTTTTACTATTAAATAATTCTCTAATGTCCTTACTAAACTGATCCATTAACCATTTGCTCCAATTCAGCTACTTGCTGTGCGCCTGCAATCTCTTGCTGGCCTTGATCCATCTCAGCTTGTGCCTGTTGCTGCTGCTGTCGTGACTGCCTAAGCTCACCCACTTGTTCAGCACCCCGTAGAATGTCAGCAGGAGCGCCTAATCTGTCTGAGATCGTGCGCCCTGCCTTGTCTACATCAACAATGTCTAGCACCTCTGGGTTAACTTGAGCCAGTTGCATAATCCCATCCATTGCGCGTTGGATGCTTGTCACCTCATCCATCTTCTGAGATCGTGCTAATGGGCCTACATACTCAATGTCTAAATCACCTCCTACTTCTTGTAAGATTTCGGGCATCGGTGGCAGCGCATTGCCCCGTAACATAGAATAAAAAGCTCGCTCAACTACTGGGTTTAAGAACTCAGACTGTAAACGTCCAAGGGTTGGCCCAAGCAAACGCTGCATTAGTTCATAGCGCACTTGAACCTCAGTAGCCGTCATCTGTGGCCCTTCGTTTAACTCAAGTTGATCACTAAAGAATATGCGCCTGACTGAAGCACGAACATCACCTAACATTAAGCTGTCAGCATTCCAGTTCGTTTGATTAACTATTGGCTCTAGGTTATTCATGTCGCGTACATAGGTCACTGTGCTAGGACGCAAATCAATCTTGCCTAGTATTCCGTTCTGCATCGCTTTAAGTGGGGGATCAATAGACTTTTCCCACGCTTTCATTGCTAATTTTCTGGCTTCGTTTAACGTCTTTATATCTGGTCGAGCGACACAACCAGGGCCAAATCCATAAACGTCACCCGTAGTTTTAGCCCAACGCGGAACCATGAACGGAAGCTCATAGTATCCAGACTCTTTGCAAATCTTTTTGTCAATCACGCTAATAAAATAACAGGCAAAAGGACGCTGATGAGGTGGTGCAACCATCGCTGGCTCACCCTTTAACTCACGCGGAAACACAGCCTGTACATACTCAAACACTTTGTCAGGATCTGTCTCCAAAGCTTTCATGGCCTTGTCACCGCAATCATCACCAAACTTCTGATGTGCTTGTCGAGCAGTAAGTTTTAGCTTCCGAAATATAGTATCAACACGACCCTCTTCACTCTCAGCAATAACAACTTCAGCTAGGTGACAGGCTCTAAAGTTAAAGCCATCAAAGTCAGAGTCTTTGGTTTTTACATCAAACTGCAATACTGCTGTACCAAACCCAACCATATCCTGATAAGCCTCAGCGACCTCTGTGGAAAAGTTGCACTTACCAAACTCTTGAAAAATACTTTTAGAACACTGCTCAAGCCAATCTTTTGCATCCTTGTCTTCGTTTAGCGCGTCTTCACGAAAGCGTAATCCAAACCATTTGGTTGAGGGGCTTGTCAGTGACCCATGAAGCGATGCAGATAGAATCTGTAACGCATGGATGCCTGTGGAATCGTAGACTTGTGCGGCTCGTTTAGTGCCTTTGGTTGCTGCTGTAATAAAATCTACTTTGCCTGGCATTAGAAATGTTGCCAGTTCTTCCCACAAAGTATCCCAGTTTGTGCGATCACCTTTTAATCGGTCATAACGCTTTAGTAACGCAATCGGTGACGCAGTTGGCTCTATTTTTTTGCCAGGTTCTTTCTCATACATTAGCTAATACTCATTAGGTTTGTTCGCTTGGTGTCGGGATCATCTAGTAAACCAGCAAATCGAGTGCGTGTTCTATCCATTCGCATCAGCGACAGCCTACGCTTATAAAGTGATTTAAGGATTTCTGGGTCTTCTGTTGTTGCAATTAAATTATTAATTTCTGGAAGTGTTGTTATTGCTGTTATTACTGCACCTATAGTGGCAGCCTCTACAATGTCATCAAGGTTCAAAGTCCCGTCTAAAACATTTGTTAAAGTTGCAGATTGTTTTGCTGTTAAAGTTGTCGTTTTTGCATTACCACCTAGCCCGTCTTCACCGCCTGACATTGTGTTGACAGCATATGATTCACCTGTTGTGCTTGCTCCAGTTCCAGCGGTAGCTCCAGTGTAGTTTCCATTGCCAGCAAATGTAGTTACTTGTCTACTACCTACACGAAAACCGCCCTCAATGCGTCCTGTTTTTTCATTGAACTTGCCACGAATAACTGGATCATCTGCTAAAGTAGTGATCTTAGTGCCATCCTTATAATTAAACTCGCCTTTAATATTTTCGCCAAACAAACCAGACTGAGTGTATTTCCGCGTTACACCATCACCTAGCACAGCATCAGAACCCGTAACGCGACTTAATGTATCTTTAGCCCGTCTACTTTGGTCTTCGCTAACAATCGTAGAGCCGCCATAAGCTTTGCCGCCAGGAGCTTGTTTTTGAATGTCTAAAATGTCTGCGGTGGACATACCATTGGCTTTTAACTTGGCATAATAAGCTTGGTTGTATTTATCGTTTGTTACAGGCGCAACAGTGTTATTGTTAGCAGAAAGGTTTTTACCATCGTTAGGATCAGTGCTTGTTGATTTACTGTAGTCAACATTTCCCCTCTTACGGACTGCTGACCCATCTACAATTGACGTTAATGCAGAAGTTGTAGCTGCTGTTGATTGAATACCACCAAGACTAGGAGAAACAAAATTTGTTGATAATGATGTGATTGAGGGTGATACTGTTCGTGGTTTAGATGCTGCGCTCATGGCTCCGTTGCCTTGGCTGTAGCTATTAACATTACTGAAAGCAGTGTTAATTTCCGCGTTTTCTTTAGCTGAAATAGTATTTACGTTAGCTGTAGAGTTAAAGGCTTTGTCGGCATTTATGTCATAAGCCGTTCTTGTTGACCTTGGAAAAATTGGCCTAGTGTTAGCTGGTTGAGCGTATTGCTTGGCAACCTCACTAGGTAGGTTAGCCCGTTGAATCCTGTCATCCGATAATCTAGTATTGCTAACTGCTTTAGCGGCAGCAGCTATCTCTTTGGCTCGTCTAGCTGCAACCTTAGCTGCTGCTGAACCAACACCACCGCCTCCTGCCCTGCCACTATTCGACGACACAGAAGCCTTGGGGGTTGAAGTGCTTTTAAAATACTTGCTAGTGCCGTTGCCCATGTTGAGACTCCTAATTTATATAATTGAACTTTGCATTATATTTGCTCGGTTATTAGATTGATCCTATAACACCAGGTGACGATTGCCTGTTGCGCTCACCCCACGGGATTGAGTACCTACGCATCATGTAGGCATAGCGAATAGCATCAAGTAGGTCATCCATTGTTTTGCTGATCTTTCCATTTTGGTTTCGATGGTATTGGTTAAACTCATTGAATAAGTCACGCAGATTGCGATCAACCTTGAACCGACCTTTAATCATTAGGTCACGGATCTCATACAACCCAGCCTCAACCCCAT